TTAATAGACCGATTAATCAAGACAAACGAGTATTCAGCAACTATGAAATATTTGTTTCCTATTAATAGATATTCAACACTATCCACCTTACACACTATGACTGCCACGAAAGCTACGTTACCATCAAAAGATTTATTCACTACTACAAAATACTTGTTAAAAAGGTCTTATGACTTACACAATGCCGGAAACGATAAATCCTATGAAGATCCCTGGATGAAGTTAAGTGGCGGATCCGCTGGCTCTTATGATAACGCCCAGCGAGGAGGAGGAGAATTTGATCCGTTCAGAAGCATGATTTTGAAATTGATTGCTGAAACTCCATTTTTAATTTTAAAAGGAGTGGCAGAGGCAGCGGATCCAAACATTCAAATTACAAAGAAAATATACGATGGTATCAATATAGCAGCAAAACTACTGAAAGAAGAATCGTTTAAAGGGATTAAGAGCGACTACGAAGAGGCAACAAAAGATTTAAGTTTTTCCGAAAAGCCATCTTTTGAAGATTGGACAAGTCAAAATGGAATTACTATTCCTGATGTATCTGTCAATCTTCCGTCCGCCATAGCTCCTCTAATCTCGTTGTTAATGCTGCCATCTATGGTTCCATACGGCGTTGGATTCCCTCCTCCCTATATGTTCGGACCAGGTATCGGACCACCGATGACCCCACTAGCCATTCCTTATCTAGCAACAGGGCTAATATCAGATGATATCCTTGCTAATAAAAACTCTTCTGCCTTTTCACCAGATGGAAATCAAGCGCAAAATCCAGATTGTCCTTCTCCATTCCAAGATGCATCTGTGTTATTACCCCCACCAGAAAAAGATTATGATGAAGACTCGGAAACAGAAGAAATAAATGAAGACTAAAAACAACACTAATGATTATTTATTAAACAGGAGAGATTAAAATGCCCGGTTTTTCACCTAAACTACCAATGGCTCTTGATAGCGCAGACGGTTTCGCATTAACACAGAACATACATGAGGTAGCAAAACAAAACTTAAGAATGCTTGTGTTAACAAATCCTGGTGAAAGAGTTATGATTCCTGACTTCGGGGTAGGTATTAGAAATTATTTGTTTGAACCCAATAATGCTAATGTCTATTCTGCAATCAAAGAAAGGATATTACAACAAACCACTAGATATTTACCATATATACAGATTGAAGATTTGAGAGTATTCCCCGATACAGCATCGGCAGCTTACAATCAAAACTTTGATTCATTATCGGTAATTATAAAATACTCTGTTTCAACTCTTGGTATTGTTGATTTTTTAGAGCTTAATTTATCGTCCGTTCAATTGTAGTAATTATTAATATGTTCAACTATTTATCTTGGTAAGAGGTTTAATTCATGGCTATAAAGCGTATCGTCCCAATAGATTATCTTAATAGAGATTTCGAATCGATTAAGAGTGGTCTTGTTGACCATGCGAAAAGATATTTTCCTGACACGTTCAAAGATTTTAATGAGGCGTCCTTCGGCGCACTAATGTTGGATGCCGTCGCCTACATTGGAGATAGTCTTTCTTTCTACCTAGATTACCAAGTAAATGAATCGTTCATTGATTCCGCAATTGAATATTCGAATGTAGCCCGCATCGCTAGGCAGATGGGATATAAAGATACAGGCAGACCGGCGTCTTCAGGCGTAGTTGCCCTTTATATCAAGGTTCCAAAAAACACAAATTCCGATGGTCCGAATACAAAATTAATCCCTCTTTTAAAAGCTGGATCTACTTTCTCAACAGACGGAGGAGTTAACTTTACTTTAACTCAAGACGTAGATTTTAGCGATCCAAACAACGAAGTTGTGGTCGCTACTGTATCCAATAACAAAGTTCAAAGCTATGCGATAAAAGCATATGGAACTGTAATTTCAGGCGACACAGTTACAGAGACAATAACCGTAGGAGCATATCAGCCAAACTTACTTCTTTCGTTAGAGTCCCCTGACGTAACAGAAGTCATTAGCCTGATTGATGATGAAGGTCACGTCTACTATGAAGTAGACAACCTATCCCAAGATACTATTTTTAGAAGAATAAGAAACAGAAGAGATACTTCAACATACGCCCCTGCTTACGTATTAAAACCTATATCAGTCCCGAGAAGGTACACAGTTGAGAGATTTCAAACAATAACTTATGTACAATTTGGAGCAGGCTCGGATTCTGCTTTGAAGAATGTACCTGTACCAAAAGTAAGCGACGTGGCACTAAAGGTCACAGGGAAGAATTATGTCACTACATCTAATTTTGACCCTTCAAGATTGAATGAGAATGATAAATTAGGAATCTCTCCTTCTAACACCACCTTGTATATCACTTACAGAACCAATAGAGCAAGCCAAACAAACGCATCTGCCCGAGCCTTAAACTCTGTCGGCGCAGGCATTTTTGACTTTTTTAATAGTGATGAAGATATTTCGGCACAAGACGAGCAAGTGGTTAGAAGCACGCTTACTGTGTTGAACGAAGAACCTATTATCGGTGACACGTCCTCTTTATCAGTAGAGGAACTCAAAGCACGAGCCTTCGGCGCAATCTCTGCTCAAAGTAGAGCAGTTACCAAGTTAGATTATGAATCGATTGCTTATCGATTACCACCAGGATTCGGATCAATTCACAAATGTAATATTACACAAGATCCCGATTCTAATCGTAGAAATATGAATATGTATATTATTTCAAAGACTGAACCGATTAATGGAAATCTAATAAACACTAACAATGTCATTAAATCAAATTTAAAAACTTGGCTCGAAAGGCACAAGATGATAAGTGATACACTTGATATCAAAGATGCACGAATAATAAATTTTGCTATCAAATATAAGATTACATCAAGCAATTCTTCTAACTCTAATGCTGTATTAACTGCTGTCCAGCAAAACATAATTGACTTTCTGGGAACTAACGATTTCACGATCGGTGAGCCCTTCCCTTGGACGGTTCTGTACCAGGTGATTAATAGGACTCCTGGCGTTCTTGATACCGTCAAGGTTGAGCTAGAGCCGAGATACAGCAGTAACTATAGCGGAACAACTATTAATTTTGCTCGTCACATGTCTAACGATGGAAGAACATTGTTTGTTCCTGAAGATGCTATACTTGAATTAAAATACCCCAACACAGATATCATAGGTACAATTGCATAATGGCCATTAAAAAATACACAGCAACAAAAGATAATACTATCACCAACGCCTTTAAACAGAACTTGATAACTAGAGGTACAGGCTCGAACATGGGAGCTTCTGACGTAACTGAAATTTTTTCAATCTATGGACAGGCTTTGGTACAAGGAACTACTACCGATGCTGGCAAACAAACGCAAGAACTATCAAGAGTACTCTACCAGTTTCCCGTAAGCGGAACAACGGCTGGAGAAATAAAGAATGATAGAACTAATGGCGACATTCCAATCAGTGGAAATGTAAACTTTTATTTAAAACTTTATAATGCAAGGCACGGACAGACGCTACCATTAGATGCTCAATACACAATTCAAGCCGTATCTCAATCTTGGAACGAAGGCACCGGGCTTGATATGGAAGAATACACTAACCAAGGAACCTCTAACTGGCTTTCCAGAAGCTCTGGTGATGGCTGGGGCGAAGCCGGCGGGTCATATTGGTCCGGTTCTTATAACCCAGGAGTTACTTTCCCAACATATAATGTAACCCAGCAGAATGGAACTGAAGAGTTCGAAGTTGATATTACTTCAATGGTCGAAGAATGGATTGCCGGAACAAAGCCGAACTACGGTCTCGGATTGCGCCTAGCTTCTTCTTTCGAGGCATATTTCTCTGCTTCTAAAGGTGTAGATAACGCTGCTACTGGTGAGCTTCATAACATAGCTGGTGCCCAAAGATCTTACTATACTAAGAAACTCTTCGGTCGTGGAACACAGTACTTTTTCAAGAAGCCCTCTATTGAAGCTCGTTGGGATTCCTCTACTAAAGATAACAGAGGAAATTTCTCTTATAGTAGCTCCTTGGCTGACACAAGTGACAATTTAAACACTTTGTATCTATACAATTATATTGATGGACAGCTAAAGAATATTCCAAATTTAACTAATAATCTAGTATACTTACAGGTATTTTCTGGATCTGCAATCAATGACGCCCCCTTCGGAACAAACTTGAATATTGATACTGGCAGTATGCATAAGACTGAAAAGTTTTATGTAACAGGCGGGCTACATGAAACAGGTATTTACACTGCTTCACTATGTCTAACCGCTTCAGTTTCAAACAAACTAACAAAACTATACGATGTGTGGTCAGGCGGCGCATCATCAAACATACAATATTTTACCGGATCTTTTGAGCCAAAGACAAGAAACTCTTCTGAAACAAACCCAACGCCTGAATTTGTTTCAAAAATTGTTAATTTAAAAGACGCTTATAAAGACAACGAAAATCCAAAATTAAGACTTTTCGTTCGTGATAAAAACTGGTCTCCTAACTTGTATACAAAGGCATCAACAGCGATTCAAACAAAGATAATTGAAGATGCTTACTATAAAGTGTTCAAAGTATCAGACAACACCGAAGTAGTACAATATGGTACTGGTAGTAGTAATCTAGATTTTACAAGGCTGTCCTATGACGTGTCTGGAAATTATTTTAATTTAGACATGTCCCTTCTTAAATCAGACGCTATGTATGGTGTTAAGTTTTCTTATTACATTAACGGTAAATATGTTGAACAACCAGAGATGTTTAAGTTTAGAATAGAGAAGTAAACCATGTCGATTAGTGACTTATTTAACAAACCAGGGAAAAAAGTACAAACACTAGCAAATGCTAGTTTCTCTACTTTCGTATCTGCATCGGAAATTGAATCTGAAAACCAAGTAAGGTCTTTTGCAGAGGAAAGCTCCATTGTTCGTCCTCCTGTGGATTATAACGATCCTAAGATATTCGCTCGTTTTGGTTCTGCAAAGAAGTATTATTCTGATAGTTTCAGGTATATCTATGAAAACTACCCTTATGATGGTTCATCTTTTGAAAAAAATAGTTGGCACGTCACCGCATCTAACCTTGATAACTGGATATTTGATAATATATATCCAAGGACAACTGGCTATGCTATCTTCTCTCCCTCTACTACTGCCATCACTGTTAAATCTAGCGATGGTTATGGTAACCCCTCTACGAAAGAGTATATTACTTTTTATGGCGGACCCAACAAAGATGCAGCCAATACAGATCTTAATAAGATATTCCCAAGCGAGGACGGCACTGCTAACCTATATAATGTTACCCAAAACAGAGCAAGCAATTTAAAGTTCGATTTATCAGATTCAGGTGTGACCGTTGAGTTCTGGATGACAAAGCCCTTTGTATCTGGCTCTGATAAAGAAATCATTTTTGATATGTGGAACCAAGCTACTTCTTCTGTCGCGGGAGCACAGAGGGCAGACTACGGTCGATTAAGAATCGAGATTACAGGAGCCGCAGACTCTACAAGTCCTTTCTTGGTAACGGCGCTTTCAGGCACATCTGGATTTCAAAGGACTCCGATTGGGAGCACCTTGACAGCAGCCAGTGTCGCAGACGATACATGGCGACATTACGCTTTTACATTTAAAAATAACGGATCAAATGTTGACGTTGAGTTATATCAAAACGGAACACTCTTACAAACTGTTACCACTGGTTCTGCTTTAGGAACGGTCACGGGTTCGATGAAAGCTCATCTTGGAGCACTGGTTACTGAAGTATCTGGTACTCATAGTTATCCTGGTACTCCTGACTTCACAGGTTGGGGTAAGCTTTCTGGCTCCGTTGACGAATTTCGATACTGGAAGACAAAAAGAAATGCAAAACAAATTGGACTAAATTGGTACACTCACGTCAACGGGGGCACCAATACAGACACCGCCAACACTGACCTTGGAGTATACTATAAATTCAACGAGGGTATCACAACAAGTAGCTCACTTGATTCAGTAGTATTGGATTACTCTGGTCGAATCACAAACGGAACTTGGACTGGTTACACCGCACCTTCTAGAAACATAGGTTCAGCGATTGTTGACGCCGGTTACCGAGAGTTTAAAGATCCAATCATTTATAAAGAACATCCCGATGTCGATGCAATAAAAACAAAATATATTAAATCGGGAAGTGTCCACGACGCTAATAATACAGCCCGTATGACAAACATGATTCCTTCTTGGATCTTCGAAGACGAAGATAATAGTGGAAATCCCATTCTCACCGACATCACACAAATCGTATCTTCTTACTTTGATGAGTTGTCTTCGTACATTACTCACATTCCAGAAATTAAAAACCAGTCTTACAACAGCGGCAGTAACAAACCACTCCCGTTCGCTGGAAGGCTCTTGCGAAATTATGGCTTTAAATACGATGAAATATTTACCGCTGCTACAATAATCGAAGATATTTCTCAAAAAAATGAAGACATTCGTCTTTCCAAAAAAGTAAGCGATATCAAGAACTTACTTTACAATAACATCTACAATAACTTAACAGAGATAAACAAGACAAAAGGAACCTCAACAGCGTTCAGGAACCTTTTACATTGTCTAGGTATTGATGAAGACGTGATAAAAGTCAATATCTATGCTGACGATATTACTTATGAAGTAAGAGATAATGTACTAAACACAAGCCAGTATTCTAGATTTGTTGATTTCAATAATGTAAATCGACATCAGTCTGTTGTTTTCCAGATGGCATCCCCAAGTCATGCTGATAGTGTCTCCTTTATTAGTGGATCTGGAACTGCCGTTAATGAAGCAAGCGGCTTAAGCTGGACATTTGAATCTGAAATAGTCTTCCCTTTAAAGCCTGAACTTGGTAAAAGAAACTTTGCGAGTTATGATTATCCCCACCTTTCAGCATCGCTCTTTGGTATGCATACAGCAAAAATGCAAAATGCTAGCGACACTAGCTGGGCAGGAGACGACTACGCAAACTTCCAAGTATACGCAGTCCGCGATAGACACTACTCAAAAGATGTAACTTTTGTATTGACTGGAACCTCCGGTGGTCCCATCCCACACTTAAGCTCTAGCAAGTTTCGAGATGTGTATGACAACTCAAAATGGAACTTCGCAGTCCGCGTGAGTCCAACAAAACGCCCCCTAGCTAAGTTCGCTTTTGGCACTTCTGGCTCGACTAACACTTACGATGTGGAATTTTATGGTGTTAGCACTATAGCAGGACAGGTAAACAATGAGTTTTCTGTATCGTCATCTGTTGCCGAAGGTCTAGTCACTAATTTCTTATCTTCTCCAAAACGAGCATTCGTCGGAGCACACCGAACAAACTTTACTTCATCTGTATTGCAAAATAGTGATGTGCGAATCAAATCCTTTAAAGTATGGACAGATCGTATTACAGATGAAGAAATTCTTGCACACGCCAAAGACACGGAAAATTATGGTAGAACAAGCCCAGGAAAGAACGTCGCTTTATTTAATACCACTTTACAAGGGCTTTCTTACCCACAGAATTCAACACTCGCATTACATTGGAGATTTGATGATGTCACCGGATCCAATTCAAGCGGTCAATTTGAAGTAACTGACTTTTCTTCTGGATCTACCAAACTACAAGAAAGATATGCCTGGGCAGGAAATGTATCACAAGCAAAGCATTCTGGATTAGGCTACAACTTCCCAGTAAGCAACAATAACGCAATTGATGTTGACTGGGTACAGAGACAAAAGAAGCTGCCTTTTGAGAACGTTAACAGTGATGATGATGTTACTATCTTAACTGACGTAGATGACAAGGTGTTTACACGCGATTCTCGCCCAATAAATTATTATTATACTTTAGAAAAAAGTATGTACCAAGCAATCTCCGAAGAGATGCTCGCATTCTTCGCAACGGTTAAAGATTTTAATAATTTAATAGGTGAGCCTGTTAATAGATATCGTCAAGAATACAAAGCAATGGAAAAGCTCCGCGAGCTTTTCTTTGAAAGAATTGAGAACACTCCAGACCTAGACAAGTTTGTAAATTATTACAAATGGTTTGATGACGCTGTTGGAACAATGTTGTCTAATCTTGTCCCCGCATCAGCCCGGTTTGATACAAACGTCAATACGGTTATTGAAAGTCATTCTCTTGAAAGAAACAAGTACTGGAATAAATTCCCTACAATTGAAGCGAAGGTATCAAATCCTGAATCATCGCTCAAATCGATTAACGAACTTCTTTACAACTGGAAGTTTGGACATGCTCCTTTATCTGGTGACAAAGCAGACAATTGTTTATGGATTAATGATAGAGCAGAAAGAACCTCGCCGGTCCTAACCTCGGGAAATAGCAATGTTGATGCCAACAGGCAAGACATTAATACAGTAGCGACCACAATTATTACTGGTTCTACCTACGTTACTCGCAGGCTATCCACACCTTATCGTTTGGTAGCGGATAGGCTAAACACACTTAACGAACAAAGCAAGAAATACGAAAACAAAAAAGAGCACTTTTACAAAGGCGCTACACATTTCGGCGTTAACAATGTATTAAGAATCCCTGAAAGCAGCTTGAAAGGACTTCTTTCTTGCAACGACGATGACATCCCCGCCGCCCTCAAGAAAAACAAGTTAAGTTTTAAAGCTCAATTTGCTTCAGGTTCCGCTATGCCTTACGAGGGTAAAGGTAATATGCTATCGCCCTTCACGATGTTCTCGTCTTCTGTAAGGTCTGGCTATTCAGTATTGCTTACCCCCTTCAATTCCGGTACAGAAATTAACAACATGCATCAAGATGTATATGAGAATATGGATGCACCGCTACAAGGTCCGTTTACAGAAAAATGGGTTGGAGGATCTCAACATCGCCACATAAAATTAAACTTTTATGACCCAATCAATAAAGTCCTTGGAGTTAATAACCTAGATGGTGAAGCAGACAGACCAGAGGCTTTTAGAATCACCTACGCTCTAAACGATCACTTGCAAGTAGCAGGTCCAGATTACACAAGCAGCGCAGCCCCAAGAGCTAGGTACTTTAGAGATGGACTAGCAAAACGACCAGTTAATATCGCCAATATCAAAATGACCGGCGCTAGTCCTACAGTAATCGGGAACTATACCAAAGATTATCAATACTTCCAAACAAGTGGTAGAGATATTAATAACCTTTGGTTTAGATCTGGGTCAACCGGACTCGGTGGTGTCGCACAACCAACAGCGATGTCACAAGTAGTGTCTGGAACATTAGATTTTCAATTACCGAACCGCTCAATATTAGAAGATGGGTCAAGAAATAAAACAGTATTTGTTGAAAGATTCTCTTCACCAGGCGGACCAGAAGTGAATAGTCGCGGATTCTTAGATACAGAGAGTGAAACCTATTCTATATACAATGCGCTTCCTTTCAGAAACTTAACTGTCCGAGAGCACTTAAACCTTTGGTCGAAACAACATTCTGCCTTCGGTGGCTATGATGCGATATACGCTTCTCCAACTGCTTCTTACCATAAGACATATAGAAATGGAAGATATAGGATTGAACAGTCGAACGGAACGCTTATAACCGCTTCAGTATACGATAACGCTTTTATTCAGCATCCAATTCCGCAATCTGACGCAAATTACTCCTGGATTTCAGCTTCTTTAGCAGAACTTGGTAAAGGCGGACAGGGGTTGTTTGGCTACCTTCCTAATCTAAATAGTGCTTTCTCTTCTTCCGCTGGTTATGTGAATGGACCTGCAAATCTTACTGCAAGTGAGGTTGGTTCTGCTATTGCCCCCGCCGGATCGTCTACTGCGAGAATGGGGCTGTTTAGTGTAGATAGTACAGCCGGAAACTCTAATTCATTCGTACCAACCGATTTTGTTGGTATTAATAGCAATATCTACGAACCTTTAAGCATTGTCCAAAACACAAGAGGATACCCCGCTTCTTTTACAGTCTTTTCATATGTTAACGCGGGACCCCCCGAAAACGATCCTATTAGTAATGATGGAGCCGCACAATCTGGCGGCTTCCTTACCAGGTGGACAGGCTCAAACAGCACCACTGCTTTGGGAGGAATTTATCCCGGCACAGTCGGCACATATTTTAACGCTTTGATCCATCACCGTCAAGGACCATATGGTTGGCCAACTTGGAAGCAAATTAGAGGAGCAGAAAACCCTATTGCAAAAGCCCTCCGAAAAAACAACATGATTAGTGTTACAAGTTTAACTGGAGAGTTTACAATTAATCCAAATGGAAGAACGCAAAAGATTATTTTAAATCAATTCACTGAGTCTGCTGTTACGGTTAATAGACCAATGAGGCACAAGTTAATTGTTAAAGACGAGATAGAGGGTGGAACTAATCAGCTTGATATTTACTCTTCTTATTCGAATCTTCAAGATACCTTTAATAATACAAAGCTGAACGACCTTATAAACATTCCCCCAATTTTAGATCAAAATACCATTTATGATAACTTATTAAATTATTATCAAAACCCTCAAGCACTCGGAATCGACGACGAAACAAATCCGGTTGAATCTTTCCTCCAACTCCAGTATGGAGAAACAATCTATCCAAGAAAGAAGAATATCTATCTTAGCCCTACAAGACAACGTGAAACGTTTACTGTCGAATATTGGCGAGATTTAAGATCAGAAAGAACTAGAGAGGGAATAAGAAATTCTCTAGGTAAGCAAACTACAAAAGATAGTATGTGGATGTTGGACGGCAGAGCAGACTTTGAAAATTCCTATGCGTATATAGAGTCTGGTTCTAACGGCAACAATAGTCTACAAACAGCTTCGATTGGAGAATTACAAAATCCTTATTCAATATTTCATATGGGCAAGGGGTTTGTAAAGGCAGGCGGCGGAATGAATATGGAAACGACTGCCAGCGCACTGTTTTGTAAGCCCATCTTAGAAGAAGTTGTTGGCACCAGCAATGCTGGACGAGGCAGGTATGCCGCCGCAGGAGATGCAAAATGGGAAGCTGGAACCCAAGCCGCTGGTGTAACTAGCGGTCCTTTCTATCAAACTTATGCAGAATATGCAGAAGGAATAAAAGCAATCGGAAAGGGTTACTCTTTAATACCTGAATTTAGAATGTCCGAGCATATGGATTTTTATATCAACACCCAATACGGTGATTTCTTGTCTGACAATAAAAGCTTCCTAACCTTAACAGGATCGGCTGTTTCTTCAAGTGCTGATGAGAGGTTCTTTAAGACATATTCAACAACAGACTTTTTAAAGCATTTTAAAGTTGTTAACGACGACCACGAGGGATTCGCACGCCCAAGCAAAATTAAACTTAAATGTAAAGGCTTGGCAAAGTTCTTGCCATATGAAGGATTCTATCCTGCACAACGATCAATGCAACTTGTTACATTGTTCTCTCAATCATACGGTTCAGCAATCAAATTCTCTGGAAGCCAAGCAAGCATGAGAACAGCGATCGAGCCGCTCTTCGCACCAGGAGTATTATTCAATTCAATCAAATCAGCAATTGCCGTCGATTACCCAATCTATACTGGATCATATACTTTCCTTGATGGCGAATCGAACGCCCTGCGCTCAACTAATAGAGATGATTACCACTTTAGAACGCCTTTTGAATCGCTTGTTGAGCCGGAATTTTATTTAGGTGGTAAAAATATTGTTGATATGAACCCCCAAATATCAGCTTCACTTAATTCTACTGCGTCTCTTCCCGCCGCAGGCAAGCCAACATATAAACTTGCAATGCATAATTTTCTTGCAGAGTGTCCAAAGTTCTTTTTAGAAGACCAAAAATTTACCACTTTTGCTTCAAAAGACGATAGGGTTCCTTTTGTGGTTCCAAACGGAATAAACCCCGAAAACGGAAAAGAGTATGTTCCAGAATACCGTATGAGGATTGTGATGTCTCATGCTCTTTTAAGAAACAAAAAGATCATCCGAGATTTATTCCCAAAAGAGCCCAGTACTGCCAGACATTTTTATTCAACGGCTTCATATGCCTTGAATCCTGGAACCATTGTGATACACAGGAGGTATCCTTCTGATCCATTGCGAAAAGAACAGATGTCCGCCGGATATGGCAGTGATATTCCATTGCAAAATGCTAGATATGGATCTGAATTTGGACCTCCAACTTCGTTAAACGCCGGGGTTTCATTTAGTATTATGACAAGGACAGGAGTATTTGGCACCGGAGTTCAATCCGAGTATACTCCTCATACTCCTCCATACTATGATGGCTATTCAGATGTAGAGATTATTTTTAAACCGGCTCTGTCTGATACCTACGGTATTCTTGATATCTTAAGTGATCTTAAACTCGATTACACCAGGTTCCCAACAGCACCAAGGCAGTTTAGAGCTAATTCGTTCGCAACTTCCGGCGCAATCGCAAACGATTTCGCATTTAAAAACGCGATGCAATTGTCTTCTAGTCTTAATTTTTTGCAGACAGTAGAAGTAAAAAATGCTAAATTTGATGAAAACGGTAACGCAATTGAAATTGCTGATTCTGATGTCACGCCTATTAAATGGGTTATCCAGCCAAAGTGGGAAACACCAGTGTTAGACTTTACCAATGCTTCAGTTACGCTGCCTAAACAAGGCACGGGTTCTGTGCCATTGGGTATTTGGCACCAGTACGGTGAAGTTCCAAGCGATTCCTCCACAACGATTACTGATACAAAAGGAGTAACAACAACGTTACAAGGTGCTGACAGGGGGCTGTTTATTTCTATTCAAGATTTAGACGAGTCAGAAAAAGAAATGCCATCACTAACAGGGTCGCTTGCTGATCTTGTTGGCTTCCCGAAAGAAGAAAGAAAAATGGGACAAGTCGCCCCTGTAAAGACAATAAGCGAAGCCATTGTGGCAGTTCCCTTTATAAGGAAGAATGATGGATCAATGGCTTTCTATAACTTCCCCAAAGGGCAGAGAGATCTTGCTTTGGGTGAACCTAGTGGCTATCCAATCCTTCCAGGGAAATCAATTATTGACCTGGTGACATCAATGCAAAAATACGTTCTACCGCCTAAATTAGACTTTATCACCAATAAATCTATTACACCTTTCAATATGTATTTGTTTGAGTTCCATCACGATTTAGATCGCAAAGACTTAACAGACATATGGCAGAACTTGCCACCACAGAGTTTAATGCAGATTAAAGATCCTCTAGAGACGGAGGTCACAGTTGAACATGAATTGCTTATTAACGAATTGTTTGGACTTCGTTCGGATAGCAAGCCAAATAAAATTAAACCACAAACCCAATGGATGGTGTTTAAGGTGAAACAAAAAGCAGAGAAAAATTATTTTGCTATGACTGCCGATGCATCTGATGATTCTAGATTTAGATTTAAATTTGATATTGGCGACCAAGGCGCTGACAAAGGAGCCGTTCCCGATTACAGCTTCAACTGGCCTTATGATTTCTTCTCAATGGTTGAACTAGTTCAAATGGACGCTGACATTACGTGGAAACCAGGATCTGACTTTGACCAAGAACAAGATGTCCTTGAGGCTGTGGGTATGAATCCTGCAAAAGCAATTCAACCAGGACCAGTAAAGAACAACGCAAAGGTAGAAAAAGAGCCACTTGCTCCCGCCGAAGCCTTTAATAAAAATTTAATGAATGATAAACTTCCTGGTGGCTCTCCTGGCGGCGGCATTCCTGGAGGACCCCCTGGAGGCGGTCCAGGCGGTAATGGAGGGAATCCGATCTAATGGCTAAATTTTTTGACCCGAAACAAGATGTTTTAGATATTCAACTAACACAATATGGCAAGTACCTTCTTTCGCAAGGAAAGATGCGTCCAGACTCTTATTCATTTTACGATAATGACATCATATATGATTCACTATATGCTAACGTATCAGAGTCTCAAAACCAAACACAAGATAGAATTAAAAATAAAACCCCGCGTGTAAGGGCACAGTATGTGTTCCACGGCATTGAAACCGGAATTAAAAAAACCACTCAAGAGGTTTTAAATTCAAAAATAGATTTATATGACTCTTCTTTACAGCCAACAGCAGACAAAGCGTATTCTTTAAATGATGCTCTTGGAACATGTGACCCAAATGCTGAAAACATTGCAGCTTGGGATGTGAAGTTTTTGAAAACACCGATGAGTTCCTCTGCGACATATATGACAGGAAACCATCAAAACATCAACATACCTCAACTAGAAGCAATGTATGAATTGAATATAAAAACAATTTCAGGATCATCGGATGGTTCCGGTGTCCCAAGCAGCAACGAACTTGACCCACAACAACAAGTATTATCTGAAGCTTATTTAGATGATTCTTATTTTGTCGCAGAGCATGAGTATTTATTCCTCGATTTAAAAGAATTAAATACAGTAATGGGAGCCGAAAATTTTGATATTGAAGTGTTTGAAATAGAGAACGAAACAGATGGTAAAACCGGAGCAACCAAAGAAATACTTAAACAACTCCAGTTCTTACCAGAAGAAGGAAATAATCTTGGACTATCAAACGAAGCAATATTGAAAGCACAATTTCCAGCGTTAAATTCTAGTTATGTTGGATACTACTTTAATATTGAAGTGGATGAAGAGATAGATGATCAAATATTCTGCGAAGCTGATTTTAAATATAAAAGCAAGGACTTGTTCGTGGACTCTGAACGAGAATTAAACTGTATTGATCTAGTAACAGGGCTTCCGCCCAGATACGATGATGACATTGATGAAGATAAGGTTTGTGATTAAAGATGGATTTAGATCTTAAAAGTTCGATAGGTAATTTGATTCCCGATGTTTCAATTTCAAGAATCATTTTGGAATCTGCTGCCCAAGAAGTATTTAAAGACAATCCGCATATCGAAGCCGAAGGTGATGTAAAAATCCCTTACAAAACTAAAAACTCAAATCCTTTAAAAGTAACTCTTGACATAATGATGCGGGATATTATTGAAGGCGATTTGATTTCTACTTGGGCAACTAATTTTGATTTTAATCAATATCTTAAAGCGGTAGTAATCCAAGTCCGCGATAAAGATGCCTCTGCTGAATTGCACCAAGCAAGAGCAACAAGCAAGAAGTCTTTCGTATTAAAGGTCTATGAGCTAAAAGTTCAAAATACACTTACACCTCAAGACTATCAGCTTTTTAGTTTAAGGCAAGATGAGTTGGCAGAGGATGCAACAAAGATCTTAAATAAGGCAAAATCAATCAATTCAGATGGTCAAGAGTTTTTTGAATTTGGATTTACAACTACTTTTGCAGGGATTCCAGATGATAACCCACCTTTCTTGGAATATTTCGCTTATACTTACTTGGACCTCGATCAGCTAAGTAATGATTTTGATTTTGACTTGAATAGTTGGGGCGTAGATGTTAATAACATCCCTGATAAGTTCGTTAATGAAAGCACAGGCGAAATAAAATCTGCAATGATTTTCAAAGATGGTGTATCACCAAACGCTGCAAAATACTATACCACATCAAATGGAGATCTGTGGGCAGGCGCAATCTATTTTTTAGATGATGGCACCCCAAGCGGAACCCAACCTCCCAAGAATCCAATTCCACTTACCGAATACACAATACCAAACACAAAAATACAAGACTTTAGAGCAAGAGATACCTTCTTTCAAACACCTATAGATATGTCTTTTGTTGATCAGAAGTTCTTTGCCCCCATGGCAAAGATGAAAACAGCCGGTACAGAAACACTATGGCCTGATATCGCTCCTGCATTTTTTAGTGACCTGTTAGCAGCCAAAGACCACAATGGTAACGCTCGACTATTTTTTAGCGTAGATATGGAAACTGTCTTTAGATACCATTCTAAATTTGGATCTTTTACAAACGCTTATATCGGCAATCCTTTAAAAGAAATGCTAGATTTAAGTGAGATAAAAGGAATTAAAATCTTTAAACGCGAAGTCGAGCCTGGTAACTCCATAGAAGCAACATATGGGGGCAAAACTCACTATGTTTCTAAAGATCCTAATGCTGCCCCTGAACTTGTAGCCTTTGGGTCAAGAAGGGTGAGTACAAACCAAATAGAGTTTATAGATCTAGAAGAATCCAAATTACAAAAAAAGTTTATCTATGTTGGTAAAGAAGAAACTCAATTGTCATTGAAGAATAAAAATGTAAGACACTTCAGCCTTACTGACTTTGCGAAGTACGATAACCCAAACTATGCTAGGACATATCAATATAGTATGGAATTTGAGTTCAACGACGGCGGCTTTGAGTACTTCTCACAGCTATACCAAGACATACTATTTGAATTCAATTTCATCGATCGTTATTCGCTCCGCGCACAGGTGCCTAGAGCATTCGAATATGAAACGAATAAATTCAGCACCAAGTTTAAAAATGAAAACGCCAACATTTATGATGACCATATAACAACGCTGATAGGGCTCTTAATTAAGTTAGCAACAGCAGTAGCTTCTTCAGGACCAGAGAACAACACCTTCGACTATGGCGCATTAGCAACCTTGTTGGCGAATTATACTAGCCCTAACTCGGGTACAATAAGTGGAATTGAAATACTCAAAACAATGACCATTGAGGCGATATTTAATCTTGAAAGAATATTGGATATTAATAGCTCCAAACCCAAGTCGTCAAATCAGAATCAAGAGTCTCCCAAAGGGAAAGCAGCCCAACGTCGCCCCAAGCTGACATATGAGTTTGGAACTTTATTTAAAGACAGTTACAGCAATCTTGGATACGATTTTATATCGTCCACAAAAGAAGATACCGTTCAGGATTCTTCTGCTGGATTGAAAGTAATTGATTTAAATAAATTTGAGACTAGAGCCCTTTTAGAGACAGAAAAGTATTTTAATGATATAGAAAGTCCAATCGAGCTTACTATCATGGGGTCAAAGGCACTAGCCACGACAAGTAAAATGCAATATGCTTACTTCACTCCATCATTAACATTCATAAATAAAGAATCTCCTGAATCCTTTATTGGGCAAGACCCAGCACAGTTTGAGGACAAAATATTCCTAAAGGCTTCAATCGACATAATCTTGAACAACGTTATTAAAGCCCCGAGACTTTTTGAGACGCAAGAAAAATTAGAATTGTTATTCGCCAGCAAAGGCGGAATGGTTATAAATACAGTTGTTAATGAAAACTTAGCAATCAACGGGATGATAAAAGAAGGGTCCCCGCTTCCTAACGATGTTAATAAAGACGCCGACGATGGAACTTCTGATTTAAATGATGCTGTTAACTTTAAGCCTGCCCCAAACGGCGCAGGAATTAATGAAGGCGCTTTGTTTAAAAACGACCCTCCAAAAAATAAGCCCAAGAAACCCAAGAAGAAAGGTATGGGGTTTATGGCTGGACTTCTAATAGAAGACGTATTTGTACCTCCTTTAGGGAATAAACAAAAAGAATCCCCGCTCCCCGGCTTTAACTTTCCAAAAGAAAACTATGAAGTAAAATCCCCAGACAATGCTTTTAATAAAATTGGGCTTTCAAAAGAAGCTGCCAAAGAAAAATTCAAACAATTGCCAAATCAAATCAAAGCGCTATTCGTTGCCAGCGAAGAAAAATTTAAAGGTGGAATATCCCAACTTAAATTTAACCCTTTTTCAAAAGGCAATCCGCTTTATGGTCCAAGCAGAAGTTATATGTTTTTCTTCAATTACCAAAACATCGCCGTCGTAGAAGTATTAGACGGATATGAAACGTCTAACGATGGTAAGAATAGAAACTTTCTTTCGAAACCAAAGTTTAAACTTTTAACAGAAGAGGTATATAATTCTATAAAAGGAAAAGCGGTATTGTGCAGGGTGCGAAGATACATGGATAATAACTTTATTAAACCATTTAACGATTTCTATTTAGAGCTTCCTTTTTATGACGAATACTTTATTCTTAAAGATGCTGGAAAGCCTATTGTGAAAATGGACCCGGCACTTCCCCAGGTTGCCGATATTGTAAGACAAATAGCCAAAGCAGCAAATAACAACATACCTCCAGAGGTGGTTCACGTAGGACCACAAGGCGCAGGAATAAACCGTCCTAAAGAAAGTCCGCCAAACAACCCACCCCCAGCGCCAGACAAGGCACCAAATCCGCCTGGAGCAAAACCAAATAGAGCAGGAGGTGGACGCTAATGGCTGGCTTCGGTAAAAAAGCACTGTACATAACTTCTGGATCATACACTAGTGGACCATTAGGCGCTTCTACTTTCAATGATAGTCTAGACACAGATGCCTTTAGAAAAGATATGTCTCTAACTTGGCGCGACTCAGATCTTCAAAAAGGCGTTTATGGAGTACCTTTCAAAGGGCAAGATCAAAAAAGCGGATTAATAGATTGGTTTTATATCGGAGACGAAGACGCTATCTTGCATGAAGATGGCGGCGAAACAAGGACAGTGTACTTTGCACACAAAGATTATAGCAACAAGATAGTTCCGATCTTAAAGAAAATCGGACAATTAAATGAAAACCCTAACCCAAACGCTGTAAACCTAGTCGCCGCAATGTTTAGACAGCAAATATTAGGCAAAGAGCATTATGAATACGTCGTCGCTGGACAAAACAAAGGTGGAACTTTTGATAAAATCTACGAAGGCTCATTAGGACACAGCTTATCAGATTACCCAGTGATTAAAACAGGAAAGGTTTTTAAAGACTACACTTTCCAGCTTGTAACTCCTTTTGATAAAGAAGAAGTAGAAGCGATGGCTTCGTTTACAAAACCTTATTATGTTGATT